CCCAATCGGCTGGTTTCATGTTTGCCATCAGATCCTGCACCGACACAAACAAGCTCTGTTTTCTTCCGCACACAAAATTGTAAACGGATTCAATTCCCGCGTTGTTTGCCATGTCGTTAAAGTCTTCGCCTACGATTGGTGGATAAATAACCTCAACACCACACTTGCTTGCTTTCTCAACGCCTACGCCAGACGCATCGTTATCCGCGCAGATTAAGACGCGACCTTTGTATTCTTTGCGGATCATGTCGCAAACTGGTTTAAGATTGCCTGCGTTGAATGCAACGACAACGCAAAAGCCTGTGGCTTCATGTAGCGTCATTCCAGTGGCAAAACCTTCAGTGATTAAAACCGTATCGCCTAGATTTCCTATCACATAGTAACCACCTTGCATCTTTCCGCCAGTGTAGAAACGCTTATCACCATCTGCTGAAATAAACTGTAGTGACTGGATTTCCTCGTTTGCGCCATAGACGGGAACCACCAAGCGATTATCATAAAGCCGCAATCCAGAATCAGACTTGATGTTCTTGCGTATCAAATAGTCATGGTTTTCAATCGTGGGCAACTTGGCGTACAACTCTTGCGCATTAAAGGCAGCAGAGGCATATGCAAAGTCACGCTCCTCCTTGGCTTTCTTTAATGCTTCTTCACGATCATAATCGCTCGCTGCGGCTTGACCATTAAGAAACCAATAGTGAACTTCACCAGACTTCCAGTCGCCAAATGCTGCGCCTTTACCGTCAGCGAACATGGATACCCATCCCGACTTGTCCTTGCCAGTCGTTTGAAATCTTGTGATGGCAGATTGCTTAATATATGGCGGTGGATTAAAACCTACCGCACGAATTGCGTCGAGCAGTTCTTGACTCATAAAGATTCCAAGTAGTCTGAAAGTTTTTTGATCATGTCGTAAGTAGTACGCTTTTCAATGTCATGGATAAAGCGATGTAGCGTCAGACGTGAAATGTCTGTTGCGCGTGATACTTCACTGATGTTCATCGGCTTTAGTTTGGTTTTAATTTCGTCTGGCGTAAGCATTTTAATTCCTCTTGTTTATTTTTTATAAAAATCTGTTGACATTATAAACAGACTACGGATAATAGCAACCGCAGTAGAGAATTTTTTTTAATCCCAATGTGGAGATACGACAATGAGCTTACTTAATAGCATTACAAAACCCGTAAACAGATACCGTTTGTTCACAATTTACGGTGGAGCTGGTACAGGTAAAACGTCTTTGGCTAATACGTTTCCTGCGCCAATTTTTATAAGAGCTGAAGATGGCTTGTCTTCAATTCCTGCTGATGCAATGCCAGACGCATTCCCAATCTTAGAAAATGGGATAGACATTTACAATCAACTTTTAGCGTTGATTAAAGAAGACCATCAATACAAAACATTGGTAATTGACTCAGTAAGCAAACTGGATCGTTTGTTTATTGATGACATTACAAAAGGCGACAACAATGCCAAAGCACTTGCCACAGCATTAGGTGGTTATGGTGCTGGCTATCAAGCTCTTGGCTCTATGCACGGACGTGTGCGTAAAGCCTGCCAAGTTTTAACCGACAAAAAAGATATGAACATTGTGTTTTTGTCACACGCAGAACTTAACACAATAAGTCTACCAGATGCTGATCAATATCAGCAATTTGGTATGAAAATGGAAAAAAAATCGCAAAGTCATTACATCGATGATGTGGACTTTGTTGGCTATCTGCGTCTTGAAACTTTTGTTATGACCGATGAAAAGAAAAAAACAAAGGCAACAAGTAGCGGTGAACGCATTATCCAATGCACAAGCCAAGCGTCATCTGTTAGCAAAAACCGTATGGGTTTAGTTGATGACATTTTTGTAAAATATGGCGTTAATCCTTTAGCGCAATTTATTAATCAAGCAGGAGTATAACAATGAGTTTTTGGACAACAAGCGAAGGTAAAAGCGCAACAACAGAAGCGACAGGAAAGTTTGAAGCGTCAGCATCGTATGAATTAATTCCAGACGGCACGACTGCGCTGGCTATCATCACCAAACCATCAATTGAACAATACAATGGCGATGAGTACATCAATGTCGAATGGACAGTTGCAAAACCCGAAGCGTACAAAAATCGCAAGATCTTTCAGAAAGTGCGCGTGTGGGATAGCAATCCCAAAAAAGCAGACAAAGCTAAGGCGATGCTTGCAAACATTGACAAAAACGCTGGTGGCAAACTTGCCAAGTTGGATAAAGATCCAACCAATGAGTCACTTGCGGTGCTGACTGGTAAAACTATGCTGATTAAAATTCTTATCTGGAGCATTGATGATAAGACGGGAAATTATATTGGCGCAGTATCACCACGCACAACAGAGGAAGCAGCACCTGCACCGACTCCTAAGCCAGTTGAAATTGATGATAATAATTTCGATGTCCCTTTTTGATAATTAACCAATAACCGCACAAGGATGTGCATCTTTACGAGGAAAAGAAAATGATTGAACAAAGAACAGACGAATGGTTTGCGCTAAGACGCGGACGTGTAACAGCATCAGCAGTGGGAGCCATACTTGGATTATCACCACACCAAAAACGAAAAGATGTCATGCGTGCAATGGTGCGCGAATGGCACAATGCAGAAAAAGAGTTTAAAGGTAACAGTGCTACAGAGTACGGTACGTTCCATGAAGACATGGCAAAGCTAGATTTTCAAATGGAAACAGGAAGCACTATTGAAGAAACAAGTTTTCATCCGTTTGACGTGTGGCTTGGTGCATCACCAGATGGTTTTGTTGGTGATCATTTGATTGAAATCAAATGTCCATTTAGTTTGCGCAATGCAGAAAACCCAATGTTTAAAACGATTGCAGATCAACCACATTACTATGCTCAGATTCAAATTCAGTTGTTTGTGACACGCAGAAAAACGTGCATTTTTTATCAATGGAGTCCGTTTGGATATAAAACCGAGATGGTTGAATATGACGATGCATGGATTAAAGAAAACTTGCCAAAATTGCTGGCGTTTTATGAAGACTACTTGTTGGAGCGTCATCACAACGCGGCTGTGCATTTGGCACCTAAACACACGAATGTTGATGGCTTGGACGACAAGGTAAAATATTACTTTGAACTCAAAGCGCAGATTGCATCGCTTGAAGAATTAGCCAAAGCAACACTGCAAGAGATTATAGATGGCTGTGACAACAAAGATAGTGAAATTGATGGTCACAAGTTAACCAAGGTGGTTAAGAAAGGATCCGTTAGTTATGCCAAGGCAGTAAAAGAATTGTTACCTAATGCAGATTTAACGCCATACATGGGTGAAGCGAGTGAGTATTGGAGGTTGTCTTAAATAAATGTTATAATTAACGTGCGTCTAGGGATTGCAACCTGAAAAGACCTTCAGTAAGTCTGACGCATTCTTCTACTGATAACTTAACTGGAGTTAAACATCATGAATTATCAAAAAATATATAATCAATTTATTTCTGACAGACTTAATAAAGTACCAGTTGGATATTTTGAAAAACATCATATTTTACCTAAATCATTAGGAGGAAATGATGATAAATCAAATCTAATTAAGCTAACAGCTCAAGATCATTATTTTGCGCATGAATTACTTGCCAAAATTTACGGTGGAAAAATGTCAAACGCATTATGGATGATGACAACATCAAAAAAATATAAAAAAAGCAGAATTATTTATGAGCAAGCAAAAAAGAAACAATCTTTATTTTTATCAAAACAAAAATATCGTTTAAGTAAATCACCATCAAAAGAAACACGAGAAAAAATATCAAAAACATTGACAGGTAAATTTTGCGGAAAAAATAGTCCTTCTTTTCAGAGAAAAATTAGCGATGAACAAAGAAAAAAATTATCTGAAATATCGAAAAAAAGAGCATTAGAATTTGGTGGGACAATGACAGGTAAAAAACATAAACCAGAGTCATTGCAAAAATTGCGCGAATACATGTTAAGCGATAAAAATCATTTTAAAGGAAAAAGAAAATCATTAGAACATGCTAGAAAAATAGGTAATGCTCAAATAGGAATAAAAAACCACGCTTTTAAACATGATGTTTTTAGTTTTGTAAATGATGACGGTAGAACATTTACAGGCTATCAAAATGACTTTTACAAAATATTTGGATTAACAAAAAGCAACGCATCAAAACTCGTAAAAGGAAATGTAAAGAAGACAAAATCCGGGTGGAGTGTAAAATGTCGCTAAAACTTAGAAATTATCAAAAAGATTGCATAGATACAACTATTGAATGGGTAAAAAAAACAACGCAATCTTGCGTATTAGAACTTCCTACAGGTGCTGGAAAATCTTTAATTTGTGCTGAAATAGCTGTAAAAATAAATCAATTAAGTAAAGGAAAACACGTTTTGTTAATAGTGCCTTCGCTTGAGCTATTGCAGCAAAATGCAGAAAAAATAAAAAATACTGGCAATGACGTATCTTTATTTAGTGCTAGTGCAGGCGAAACGTGTTTAAAACATTCTTTGGTTGTTGGAACTCCAATGAGTATAAAAAATCAATTAAATCGTTTTGGAAGTCAATTTGCAGCCGTTATTATTGATGAAGCGCATAAGGTTTCAAATACTATTGAAATAATAATTGAACAAATGAAAGTTTTTAATGAAAATTTACGAGTAATTGGATTATCGGCTACCCCTTATAAAACTTCTCGCGGCTATATTTTTAAACATGATTTGCGCAATGTAGTATTGAATGAAAACAAAAGTCGTGATCCCTACTTTCACAAGTTGATATACAAGGTGACAGCACGCGACTTAATAAGCCAAGGTTATCTGTGTCCGCCTGTTGTGGGAGAGATCCACAGCGAACATTATGAAACGCTGGGCATGCAACTTAACAGCATGGGTAAGTTTTCCAAAGAAGACGTTGATCGTGCGTATCACGGCAAAGGCAGATTGACTTCCAAAATTGTTGCGGACGTGATTGCACAATCACAACACCGACATGGCGTAATCTTGTTTGCTGCAACAGTTCAGCACGCTGGTGAAATTATGGAGTCACTACCACCAGAGCTGTCTGAAATTGTCACTGGATCCACACCTGCTGGATTGCGTGAAATCATTTTAATGAAGTTTAAAGCTAAGATTATTAAATACCTGGTGAATGTTGCAGTGTTAACCACAGGATTTGACGCACCACACTGCTCGGTTATTGCACTTTTACGCGCTACCGAGTCTGCATCACTTTTACAGCAAATGATCGGACGAGGTTTGCGTCTAAGCGACGGAAAAGAAGATTGCTTAGTTCTGGACTATGCAGAGAATATTGACAGGCATTGCCCAGACGGTGACGTTTTTAATCCAGATATTAAGACGATCAACAGCGTGGAGTTTGACGGTGAATATATCATTGCACGTTGCGAAAAATGCTCAACGCTAAATGAATTTAAACCACGCGATAACGATGCTGGATTTGGCATTGATGACAACGGTTATTTCTTAGACTTGCAGGGAAACCGAATTGTAACGGAGTATGGGTTTTTCCCTGCGCATTACGGCAGAGCTTGCCAGTCAGATTATTGCGAATACAAATGGAGTTGTAAACTATGTCATGAATGTGGTGAAGGTAACGACATCACTGCACGGTATTGCAGATCGTGCAAAGAGGAGTTAATTGATCCCAATGAAAAGTTAGTGCGTGAACATCGTAAACGCAAGAGTGATCCCTACTTGATGCAAACCGATGATGTGCTAGACATGAAAATAAAACCAACAATCAGCAAAGCCGGTAACGAGTGTTTGCGCGTTGAATTCACCACACCTTGGCGCACGTTTACAGTTTTCTTTATTCCCCAATTAGCACGGGAATACGGTAGTTTTATGGCTGTTACAAAAAAAGGAACAAAAATGCCCGAAACCGTCACTTATCTAAAAGTAGGCGATTTTTATAGAATATACAATTACAACGCGAGGCATTTAAACGATGAAATTCCCCCCTTGGCTTAAAGTTTACGGTGACACATCGTATCGTGGCGACTGCCCAAGCGAAACGCTTGAAGCAATTACGTTCTTTGCGCAACTTCGACGTGAATATCCAGATACTTATGGATTGATTGCCACGCACATCAGAAACGAAGGCAAGCGATCATGGGAGCAGGTAGCACGACAGAAAGCAGAAGGGATGACAAAAGGCGCACCAGACATTATTATTCCCACCAGGAAAGCATTTGTGTGCGAGATGAAACGACGCGATCATACGAAGTCAAAATGGCAACCGATGCAGCTCGAATACCTCAAATCCGCACACGATGCCGGAGCGTTTGTTTGCGTTGCACTGGGATATGACGCGGCTTACAGCGCATTTCAAGATTCTATTGTTTAAAATATAAAAAAATATGTTTACTTCGTGAACAGGTATGCTATTATTTAACCACGCTTTCAAGAAGGCGAAACAATAATAAAACTAAACCGGAGAAAACAAAATGAAAAATTCATTTCAACGCGCCATATTAAGAGCGCATCGTGGTTGGTCAGCCCCATGCAGACCATCGAGATTTGCTTTTAAGCCAATGGATGGCTTCTTAAAAATCGACAAAGACGGTTTAGCAACGCTTTGCAACGGTATGTTGCAAAGACTATAGTCCAGCGCATAGCTGAGCGCCTTACACTTTTTAATTTAACCGGAGTAAACAAAATGAACATGCAACAAAAACTAGATTCCGTAAAAGGTGACGCTATTTTATTAATAATGGCAGCACAAGATGACGCAAGTTTAGGATTAATGGAAAACGGTGTCGACCCTCACCACTATGACAATAAAGAGTTATTACTCATTAATACCTTAAATGGTATCCGGTATTTACTTTCAAGTAATGAATACTCAGCCGATGTTGCTAAAGAGTTTGCAAGAATCGGTATTGAAGCATAAATATAAAAAAAGTTGGGCGTAAATATGCGCCCAGTCCGCCCAATTTTAGGAGTAAAAATTATGAAAAAATTTAAAGTAGCTGTATCAAACATGGGTGGTTGGAATCACCTAGGTTCAATTGCCGTTAGAGGGGAATTTATCTCTAACGGTTTAATCGGTGGAAGTGATTTCATTGCTTCTAAACGCGCTGATGCAAACCAAAAAGCACAGGATTGTGCTGACTGGGCATCGCAGTTTGATGATCAAATCGGTACAGCATTCTTAGTGTGCCGCAAAACACCTCGTAAGGGGTGGGTTGTTGTGGCTCAATTTTAGGAGGTGTGTTATGTATGAACAAATCACTTTCCAAATTGTCACGCATGACAATTATGAGTTGACCGCTGAGGTCAAAGTGCTAATTACTGGTACATTAATACCAGCAGATTTTTACGAAGACGTTGACGACAATCGTGAAGTTTTGATTGAAAATATTGCCATCTTTGATGAAGATGGTGATCCAGTTAACAAACCATCAAAAAGACTTATTGAAATTGTCGAAGAACATATCGACGACAATTTTTTAAACATTTATCGTGGTGCTACCACAATTAATGATTTCAAGTCAGATCACAATTTAAGTGATTTGCTATAACAAATACTCCTACTCTGCCGCTAAGACAAGTGGCTTTTTTTGAGGTTACAACATGTACGAATTTATAAAATTCCTAGACGACTCGGATGTTGCCTATTTAATTATGCTTGCGCTTTTTTTAGCGATGGCAAAACTGCATTCCAAAGCAATGGAAGAAAACACAAGACTCCGTAAAATACTTAAAAAGGCAATGCGATGATTAATCCAGTTCAACAAATGATTGCTGAGGCAATCAACTCAAAAAATCCAGCACACAATGTTGCGTTGGTTTGTACAGAAATCGTGCGTGGTTTGAGCTTTATTGCTAACGCCATTCCAGATAAGGATGAGCAGGATGCATTTATTGAAACGGTCAGCAAACAGATCCGTGCTGAGTTGGAAATCCTACAACAAACAACACAATTCGAGGCATAAGACGATGAGCGCAACTCTTTTATTAACTTTAAGTTTCTTGACTGTCGATACCACAATCGACAAGAAAGGACGTACAACCACACATGAACGTATTGAATACACTACGAGTGTAATTCCCTACGATAGCCGCCAGGCCTGCGCTAATGCGCAACAGGAATGGCAGTTTGCTGTTGGCGCGTATCAAATGTCAAAACGCCCCACACGGGTGATTATGGCGGTCTGCAATGACAGCGCAACGGGAGTGGTAGAATGAAAGACAACGCAATAATTTGGTGCTTAATCGCATCATTTGTAGCTGGTGGCTTGACTGGATTTGTTGCTGTGGCAACTATGCATCGTCATTACCATGAGGTTATTAAAACAAGTATTGGTGAATTTATCATACATGACAACAAGATTTACTCCGTGTATGAGATGGAAAGAAATGTTCGTGGCGAAATGGTGACGAGATGATAAAATTTGGATCAGTATGCAGTGGCATCGAAGCCGCAAGCGTTGCATGGCATAAACTTGGATGGAGCGCATCTTGGCTTGCTGAGATAGAACCATTTCCATCAGCAGTATTGGCACATCATTATCCAGATGTGCCTAATCTTGGTGATATGACTTTATTACCAGAGAAAATTCTTTCTGGTGAAGTTGAAGCACCTGATGTTTTCTGTGGCGGTACGCCATGCCAAGCCTTTAGCATCGCAGGTAATCGAGAATCACTCGATGATGCAAGAGGAAATTTATCATTAACATTTTGTGAGATAGCCAATGCAATCGACTCAGTTAGAAGCATTCCAACCATCATCTTCTGGGAAAACGTCCCAGGAGTTCTCAACACCAAAGACAATGCCTTTGGATGTTTCTTGGCTGGACTCGCAGGGGAAGATGGTGAGCTTAAGCCATCAGGGAAAAAATGGACAAACGCTGGTTGTGTGTTTGGACCCAAAAGAGCAGTCGCGTGGCGCGTCCTCGATGCCCAATATTTTGGACTGGCCCAACGACGCAAACGTGTGTTTGTTGTCGCAAGTGCTAGAGACGGATTTAATCCCGCAGAAGTTCTTTTTGAGTTCGACGGCTTGCGCAGGGATACTGCGCCGGGCAGAAACAAGAGGGAAACAACTGCCGCCAATGTTGAAGAAAGCGTTGGAGCATACAACAAACAACGCATAGGTGAATATAGCACTGAAGATGTTGCAAGCACTTGCGCTGCGCGTGATTATAAAGATGCGACTGATTTGATTGCTTACAACATAACTTTTTGCGATGCCAACGGCACACGAAAAGACCGACCAGATGGCGGTTTGTATGTGAATGAAACAGATGTGACCAATACATTAACTAACGCTGGTGTTGGTACGAATGTTGTTCATCCAGTTTTTTCCGAGCATTTTAAATCGGTATATGAGATGCACGCTCAAGACGCTAGAGTTCAAAATGTAGGTGATGTGCTACCAACGATGTCAGCAACTTATGGTAGTGGTGGTGGGAATATTCCAGTTACTTATGGCATTGCAGAAAACATTATCAATCGACAAGACCATAACGGTGGAAATGGCATAGGCAGTCAAGAAGAATTGCAATACACATTAAACGCAACGGGTGTGCATGGTATAGCGTATTCATTAGATAGCTTATCAAGTAATAGCATGAAATCATCAAACCCTTACAGTGGATGTAATGAAGTTGATGTTGCAAGAACATTAGATACTAGCTGTTTAAATCCATCGTGCAATCAAGGTGGCGTAGCTATTCACCAAATGGCAGTCCGCAGATTAACGCCAACAGAGTGCGAACGCCTCCAAGGATTTCCAGATGGTTACACACAGATACCTTGGCGTAATAAATCCGCTGAGGATTGTCCAGATGGGCCACGATATAAAGCATTAGGCAATAGCTGGGCAGTACCAATTGTTGCGTGGATTGGTGAGCGTATAACAAAGGAGTTATTAAAATGACAAAAGAAGAATTATACAAGCGCCTGACAATGGCGCAAAAAAACAAGAAGGAGCTGAAAAAGATTAAACTTCAGATTCTCAAAGAGATTGAACAACTTAAATTAATGCTTCGTGCATTAGAGGAGGAGGAACAATGGGCGAATTGATTTTTTGGACAGGCATTGTGGTTATGATCGTCTGTTTTTTGGTGGAGTACGCTGATGGGAATTGATGACATTGCAGAATTAATATTCTATGTATTAGCATTAATATTGGCGGGAATATGGATCTACCATTAGTTAAACCGATTGAAGCATTAACGCCAGTCCCAAACGCAACAAACTGTCAGCACAAAACATGGCGGCAATATGTCAGCAGAGGCATTAGGGAGTGTGATTCGTGCCATGAAATACGCCCTATTTTTGATTTAAAAATTGAACATCAAAGGTAATTATGAAAAAAAAAGCAATCAG